GAAAAAAGAAAAAAAAGATAGACAACAACAGCGCAAATAAAGCAACGTGAATTCCTTTTAAATTGGGCTGTTTAGGTGGACGACCAAAACAGGGTGTTGATGATTTAAAATTACGAACACTAAACGGCGCTGAGGACTCCATACAATACCTTATAAGCTGGATTTAAAAAAAATGCTATATATTTGTGAATTTCCACATTTCTGTTGCTTTTTTTTAAAAATATAATGTAAATATGTGGCATCCAAAAAGGAGTATCTGTTATGTTAATCCGCCAAGATTTTAGTCAGGAAGCAAATTTACCCCCACGCATGTTCTTAGATCAGATCATGGACGGTCTGTGCAAGGCATATTGCTTTTTGTGGGATCGTAAAGACAACAGCAATAAGCTGAAATTCACTTGGAAGAATTTATCCAAGTACTATCATAAAAACGCATTTCGCTCAAGCCTTCGTAAACTTAACAATCATGGATTGTTGGATTACAAAGAATCCAAAGACGGTGTTTCAATCGAAATGGTCGATTGGAATGAGGTAGCTTCGGATTTTTAAAGGTGGGCTGCTTATTGCAGCCCCATGAAATGTTAACACAAAGGAAATATTGGATATTACTTAAAGGATTCGCAGTCCTTAAGTAAACAAAGGAAATACGGGATTTGTCATTCAAATATAACAATCCAGTATTTTCTTTCCAATGTTTTTTGTATTAAAATAATTATTTGATAAAACAGAGGAATTATTATGTCCTTAGAAGAAAGTGTAGAAATTACCTTAGAAAGTTCTCTTCATCATTACAGAACCGAAATTCCAAATATTATTTTCGAGATGAATTTAGATCCTTACGAATTCAAAGCATATTGTGTTTTGAAAATGACTGCGGGTGATAACGGGTCTTGTTTTAAAGGAACAGAGAGGCTTTGCCAAGAAATTGGATGTCAAAAGCCAAAGCTAATAGAAATTAAGAGATCTTTGATGTCTAAGGGCCTTATAAAGATTACCAAAAGAAAACATGCAAATGGATCAATGATGCCAGATTTGATCACGATCGTTGATCTTTGGGTTATTAATATGAAGACCTGGTTGAAAAAATATGAGAATAAAAAGGGTGGTAATCTAGGATTACCAGGGGTAGTAATCAACGATTACCAGGGTGGTAATCTAGGATTACCCAAACAAGAACACATAGAACAAGAACAAATAAAACAACAACAGGATTCGCCTGTTTCTGCTGCTGCTGCTGTTTCTTTTTGTGGAAAGGATGTTCAAAAGGACTCCCCTAAATCAATGCAACATAATCTATATCATCAGACTAAAGCCATCCCCTACCATTATCCAATCCTTGAAAGCATTGAAATACCTAAAGAATCAAAGATGTCCATAACCAGAAAATTTCCTGAAGAGAAAGTAAATGAAGCCATTAAAATCTTAAAATCAAAAAGTCAGCAACCTAGAAGCATAGCTGCATTTATACAGTGGGCTTGCGCCAACGATATAAAATATGAAGAACCTAAGAAGAAACTTACCGCATATGAGAAGGTTTGCAAAATATTCAAGAATGGAGAAAAGTATAACAATGCCGAATGCTATCTAAATCAACAAGTTATAGCATTTGAAAGAGGAATGAAAAACGAAGATGTTAAATTAGACAAATATTTTACATGGGAAAAACTAGAGCAACTTTGCTCATTATTTCAAATACCTATACCGAGGACAATATGACAGATTATAGCTATGATGAAAACGAAAATTCAGTATTAGACGAATTAATAAGATATGCAGATCACAATAAAGGATTTAATAGGAAATTTATTGATGATCTATATGACTTTAGAGAAAAAAATGGATTTTTGACCGAAGCACAAATAGATAAATTACATGAAATACAACTAAGATTACCTTCTAACAAGGAGTAAATTTCATAAATGACATATACAGAAGATGATGAAGAGATACATATCCTGTTTCGATTAGTAAGGTTTGCTGATAGGAATCGATCTCTTGATAGAGATTACATAGACGATGTCCATGAATTCTACCTAGATAAAGATTACATTACTGGCGAACAAATGGAGAACTTAAGAAATATATACGAAGAAAACAACATAGGTGACCTTTACGAGAATAATTACTAGATTTGCTACCAATTTTGTAGATTTTGGTAGCTAATTGGTAGAAACCAAAAATGAGAATGTATGTATAGCGTGCAATATATGAAATGGTTAACATTTACTGATGCAATGATTAATGTGAGTAAAATAAGTTACATAAAAAAAGAATATGACATACCAGGCCCTGCTATCACATTTTTTATGGATAACGCTGAATTTACGTCTATTTTTTTTGCAAATGATCAAGAAAGGGATGATGCCTTTAAAAAAATAAACGAGTTGATAGGTAATGCCTAAAATTAAGTGGGAACTACCTCTAAAAACGATTAGTGAGTCCAACAGAAGCGAGCATTGGACCAAGAGTAGTAAAAGACATAAGCAACAGCAATTCTTCATTAGAGCTCTTTTTAACCATGAAGGAAAAGAAATCCCTATGCCTTGTACGATTACTCTTACGAGAATAAGTCCAAGATTACTGGACTGTGAAGACAATCTTCCTATTGCATTTAAGTGGATAAAGGATGAGATAGGTGCTTGTCTTTTCCCTGAAAAGGTTGTGTTTTACACAAATAAATCGGGTAGAATTACATCCAACAAAGGGCATTCCGATTCTGACCCTAGAGTCAAATGGAAATATGCTCAAGAAAAAGGAAAAAGATTAGGGATTAGAATAGAGTTTGAACCTACGCAAGATTAACAATCTTGGGCTCATGTGATTCAAAAAGAAATCCATTCTGAGAGTACATCCATTCAACTTTTTGTTTAGTTAAATCTCTCAAAATGGATTTAAGTTCTTCATTTTCTTTCTGTACTTGTGAGTACGTCTTCTTCATTTCTCCCATTTCTGCGAAAAGCTTACGTCTAACCTTGCCCATACTTTCGTTCATCTGGTCTATCTGCTTTTGCATTAAAGAAAGCCTAATTTCCTCTGGAGTTTTATTTTCTATATTCAACTCTAATTGTATGGCTTCGCTCATAGTGTCACCCTCGGGGGACAAGTGTGATGCTTGCGTTGATAAAAAACAAGTAAAGAAAAATGTATGAATGTGTTAAAAATATTATTTACACAAAAAGGATAAACATGAAGTCCGCCAAGGCAACAGAAAAAGTAAAATGGGTACTCAAAGAGATACCTATAAAATCATTGAAGGAACATTCAAAAAATCCAAGACAGATACACAAAGAAAAATTCGAAAGACTAGGTAACTTAATAGAAAAATTCGGACTTATAGATAAGCCTATTATCAATAAAGATATGACAATCATAGGCGGCCATCAAAGGATTAGATACCTAAAGAATAAGAAAGAAAAGACAGTAGAATGTTGGTTGTCTGATAGAAACCTGACAGATAAAGAAATAGATGAGCTTTGCATTGGACTTAACCTACACCAAGGAGCATGGGACTGGGATGTCATGGCCAATCAATGGAATTCAATTGATCTACTGGAATTTGGATTTACAGAAGAACAATTATTAGGAGAATTCACAAAGAAAGCAGATCAGATTCTCGACCAACAAAAAGAACAACAAGAAAAAATTAAAAAATCAAAAGAATGTCCTAATTGTGGACATGAATTTTGATTTAAATCAGGAAAAAAATGAAATATTACTCATCCCTAAGAGAATACACAAACGCAGAATTGATCGAATTACTTCAGCACAATAATACTTTAGAATTGAGATGCCTAAGCGGTATACTTTCAGAGATACTGAGAAGAATGAATGAAATCAGCCCATTACTTCCATTAAAAGAAGAACAAGATTGGGGAAACCCCATTACACCATAACTAAAACCATTTTGTTAACGTCAACAAAATGTTCTACACATAAAGGAGAACAATGAAGATTATACCAAATAAAGGATATATTTTAGTTTCCAAGCAAGAAATTATTCCACAGAAAAAAGGATCTCTAATCATTCCTGGACAGGAAAACAAAAAAACATATCTCAGAGTAGAAAGCCAAGGAGAAATGTATAACATTGGTCAATGTGTCTTATGTCCTTCATACAGCACCCAAATGCCAATAGAAGAAAATCTTTTCCTGATAGAAGAAGTTGACATTGTAGCTACCATTTCTCTTGAGGATGATCCGAAAGAATAGTGTGGACAAACATTAAAAAAATGATTATTACATTCTTAGTGAATAAAAAAAGGGGGTATTATGACTCACAATAAAGTGTTAACAACTGTAATTGATCCTGAACCATTAGGACACTTCCAAAAATTTAAAACGTTCATTACAGATGAACGAACAGTCAGATATGCAGGAAGAACGATTGTGGTTATAGTAGCAGCATCTTTGATATATTATGCCTTTAGGAACAGAAAAAAAATCACCAGTGAATGTTTTAAATGCTACCAGACAGTAAAAGCTAAGTTTAAGAGTGAACCAAAACCCCCAAAAGACATCACTATCCCAGAAAAAGTAACAACGGTTAACCTTAATATCAATCATCCTTTGAACTTCAACGTTAAGGTTATTAAAGATGGTGAATCGTCCGAAGAAGGTAAATCTTCAGAATCAACTTCCACAGTAGCTAAAGTGGAATCTGTTACTTCAACAACAAGAGAATCTCCTTCATTTAAACTGACAGATCCTATTGGAGAAAAACCAAAAGAGGATAAGGGCTGGAGTCTTTTTAGCTAGAAGCTTCTCTTATATTGTATAATTGCGACAGGACCCCTTTTTTTATCAAATTTAGAAAAAAAGGAGACTTGTTCAGTTATTTTGAAGTTTAGATTAAAGGAAGCTGCGATTAGCAAAATTAGAGAAGCGATCATAAAACCTCCAAAAATGATTAGCACATCTAAAGTGTAAAGAAATTATTTTAAAATGTGAATCTTATTTGATGGTGATTTGATACATGTCCTTTACAACCGCTAATCAATGCCAAAACTGTTTCAAAGCGCATGACTTCAAAACAGAAACATTTGGGTCATGCCATACGTGCAAGAAAGAAGATATGTGCTTGAACTGCTGCCATAACCATGAATGTATTCCTGGAAAAGGTAGACAACTAAGAATAATCACAAACCCAGGATGGATATGCAATCTAGTGGAGAATATGAAATGATAAGTACTATTATTCACATGCCTCCAATGCCAATGAAGTTCGATCCTAACTTGCTTTCGATGCCTGCTTTTGGTTTTCGCGCTGAATATCTATATCAAATCAGCGCTTTCCTACAAAAAAAGATAGATTCTGCTGAGTTTCGTAAGTTTCCAGCAACTATTCAGAAATTAAAACAAAAACAGCAACAATTCATGGAGCTATATGAGCGGGCTAAAATTAAAGAAGAACAGGCTAAAACCAAAACGCGTCTCAAAACTCAATGGCTTGGGTATCGACCTAGACTTGCTAATAAGAATGACCAACGAGTATTTGACCGACTTAACAACAGAGCAGAAACCTCTAAGCTCGATAGGAGGCATAGTAAGGTTAGAAAGATTAGAGAGGTTAAGTAATGAATGATTTATTTGGCGGCATAGACCCTCCTGTTGGAAAGATAAATCCAGATTATGAAGAGCAGCCAGGAAATTCAAGAAAATGTATTCAATGCGCAAAGATGCACGACACCATAGTTGAAGATACGAGAACTGGTGAAAGACTCAGCGAGATTGACAAATGTAAAGATTGTTTGATGAGCGTTTGCAAATTTAACTGGCGTAGCGATAAAGTAGAATTGCAAACTTTGATAAGACCTGAAACACCACCTTCATTAAAAGAATCGGAAGATGGAGTTTTATCTGAATGGGGTGGGACAGCTAGATGCATGACTTCCGAAGGGCGAAACGTAAATATGGCCGAAGAGCTTAACAGACTCGAAAAGCAGCTAATAAGTGAAGGGTGATATATGAAAGATTATTTAGTTTTTTTGGGAGAGAATTATTATCCTCTTGGTGGATGGGAGGATTTTAGATCAGATTTTGATTCACTAGAAGAATGTTTGAATTATATTGAGTCGCAGGATGCTTGCTATAGATGGGCGCATGTAGTTCATAAAAACAAGATAATAAAAGTCGCAACAACCAAAACTCAAGATTTTAAGAACCATGTCTGGGAATTTAACGAATACGAATCGGCTTGAACCTTTGTCACAATAGAGTACTCTTCCACGTACCTAACTCTAAAAAATCACCCTTTCCCAAATCATGTTACAACAACGTTGTAATTTATTAACTTTACAATATTTCACCTATAGTCTAGACTTTCCTGCAACATTTTAAGGAATTATGACAAAAGGCAAGCGTATAGGATACGTTAGAGTTAGTACTACTGATCAAAATCCAGATCGTCAATTAGCAGGCATAGAACTTGATAAAAAGTTCATTGATTATTCTTCAGGAAAAAATCTACATAGACCTCAATTAACCGCTTTGTTGGATTATGTCAGAGAGGACGATATAGTAATAGTTCATTCAATGGACCGATTGGCGCGTAATGTTAAAGAATTACTCGGGTTAATAGACCATCTTAATTCAAAGAAAGTTGAGGTTCATTTTGTTCATAGAGATATGAAGTTTACGGGTTCTCATGACCCAATATCCAGATTAATCTTGACCGTTATAGGAGCTGTTGCCGAACTTGAAAGAGAACAGATACTAGAAAGACAACGATGGGGCATTCAACAGGCAAAAGAGCAAGGTAAGTATAAAGGCGGTAAAACCAAGATTACCCCAGAAAAAGTTCTATTACTTGAGCAATTAATGAAGACTAGAGAGCCATTAGGGAAGATTGCGGGAGCCTTGTCAGTGTCTAGGCAATGCTTATATAGGTACATGAAGAAGATACAGAGTAAAAAAGAAGTGGACAGCATAAATCAAGATATGAAATAAAAGAGATAAAGGGTCAGATCATGGAACAGTTTATAGAGCTACTTAAAGAAGTTAATATAGTTCAGATATTCATAATCCTAATAGGATTTTGGGTTTTCTATAAAAGATTAGACAACAAGATAACAAAAAGCACCGATAGTCTTAGTCAAAGAATCGATAGATTATCAGAGAAAGTCGAAAACATTGATAAGAGACTTTGTCGTATAGAAGGCAGCCTACAAACTCAAGGTCATTGCCTATTCGGTCAATCAAATCAAAAACAAGATAAGAAAGCAGAATAAAGGATTTCTATGTTTAAGAAGATCATTTTGACCATTGCTCTATTAGCATCATCTCTTAGTGCTTCAGAAAGAATTTACATAGACTGCGATGAGATGGATTGTTCTAAGCACGATACCTTCTTCATCCACAAGGGAAACAACATGTGGGTTCAAACAGATACTGTTTACAGAGATCAAACAGGAACCTACACTTTTGAAGCTAATATAAGCCGAGGGAAACACGACAAACAAATGGTAGATCAGTATTGGAAGTGCCCCTATTGCTATAGCTATTGGCCAAGAGGAACTCCCTGCAAAAACCCAGATTGTCCTTCTAGATATCCATGAGATACATATTTTAGGGAATAAGAGTGGCCTGTGTAGGTGCCGCATTGGCGTGGATTCTTTATGAAATAGTGGTGTATTATGGAATGGATCAGCGTTAAAGATCGATTACCCAAGATAGATGAGCATGTCATAGGGTATGCCAAAATTGGTGAAGAATGGCAGGTAATTCCATTACTTTATCAATATTTTCGCTTTCACGGACACGATAGTAAGTATGAATGGGCATATCTTTTTGCTTATAACGAAGGCTATGATTATGCCAAGGAAGTAACTCACTGGATGCCTTTGCCTAATCCACCAAAGGAAAAGAATGATCATATTTGACCTAGACGGAACTCTTGCAGACTGCGAGCATAGAAGGCATTTTGTTGATCCCAATAAAAACTGGGAAATCAATCATAAATGGATTGATTTAGGTACTGGGGCAACACATTTAGGAATTGCTCTAGGAAATGGAGAATATAGACTATGGCAACCCGAATGGAAATCATTCTATGAGGCTTGTGATAAGGATGGAATTATAATTCCATGTGTTGACACTTTCAGATTATTAAGCCGTAAATATGAATGTCAGATATGGTCAGGGAGATGCGAATCAGTGAAAGAAAAAACTGTGCAATGGCTTTATGAATGTTGGCCAAATTTTATGTCTAAAGAAATGTATGCACAAATTATTAAAATGCGTTCAATTGGCGATAATACCCCTGACGCTGATCTTAAAGAAATGTGGTTGCATGATGCTGTAATTCTAGAAGGTAAAAAGATCGATTTTGTCTTTGACTCAGACCCAGAATCAATTAAGATGTGGCGAAGAAGAGGGATATTCGTGTTCAACTGCTGCCAGCATGATGAGGAGTTTTAGTGGATAAAGAATACCCAAACTTTAGTAGATGGATTTCTACAGATTGTAAGGTATGGGAAAAACGTAATTGGGGATGGAAATTTATTGGGATTACAAAATCATTCTGTGCAATTGATGCTATGGAACTCTCCTCACATGATTGTGATCACCCAGATGATATTTTTCAAGAATGCGCACAACATGACGGAAAGTTTTAATGGATGAAGAACAATTGAGTGTAAATTGTAGAAATAGACTTCTTTTCGAAGTTACTAAACATTTACAGTCTGCTGCTGACTTATTTGATTATCTAAAACAAATGGATGATAAAATGTGCTTAAAAAGTGTTGCTACAGGATCAGGAAAGACAACGGTATCGTTGGAATATCGTGACGAAGAGTTTTGAATGAAAGAGATTGATGGAATTTCTGTATGGGGTGATCCTTTACCTGAAGCTGTAAATCAAATGAAGGAGGCTATGAAGTATAAAGCTGTATATGGTGCTCTTATGGCTGACCATCATATTGGATATTCCGTTCCAGTTGGTGGCGTTATTGCTTATGACGGAAAGATCTGTGTTAATGGTGTCGGTTTTGATATCGCTTGCGGGAATAAAGCTGTTCGTCTTGATGTTAGCGCCGATTCTGTTAGATCAAACATATATAGGACAATGAATGAAATACAAAAACATATCTCCTTTGGAGTGGGTAGAAAAAATCAGGAAAAGGTGGATAATTCTTTGTTTGATGACTCCATCTGGAATGAATTACCTTTTCTGGGAAACCTCAAAGATAAAGCAGTTGAACAGCTCGGAACGGTTGGATCTGGAAATCACTATGTCGACCTCTTTTGTGATGAAAATGATAGAGTGTGGATCGGCGTTCATTTCGGAAGTAGAGGACTTGGACACAATATATGCACTCATTTCATAAAAGCAGCAGGAGGAAAAGATGGAGTCCACGCAGAACCTGTTGTTCTTGATGAATATTCAGACCTCGGAGCCCAATATATTAAATGCATGGAACTCGCTGGTGCATATGCTTACGCTGGCAGAGATTGGGTTTGCGAGCGAGTGGGCACTATACTTCGAGGATGCATCGTGGAATCAATTCACAATCACCATAACTTTGCATGGAAAGAGCGACATTTTGGTAAAGATCTCTGGGTGGTTAGAAAAGGAGCCACTCCCGCTTTCCCTGGCCAGAAAGGTTTTGTTGGAGGTTCTATGGGAGACATTTCCGTCATACTTGAAGGAGTCGAATCTCCTGATGCGACAAAGGCTCTTAACTCGACTATCCATGGAGCAGGCCGTCTCCTTGGAAGAACTCAAGCCAAAGGAAAGAGAGACAGAAAAACAGGCAAGCAACTCACAGAAGGAATGGTCAAGCGAGAAGAACATGATGCATGGATTAAGCGAGTAGGCGTCGAAGTCCGCGGAAGCGATCTTGATGAATCACCATATGCTTACAAACGAATTGAAAAAGTGCTCGAAGCGCACAGAGAAACCATAAAAATATTACATACGTTGACGCCTATTGGAGTCTGCATGGCAGATGATAGAACGTTTGACCCGTATAAGGATTAAGCTGAATCAATTCAATCAGATAGAAATGAACAAGAAAGTAAATAAGCCGATAGGGGTGATTTTATGAAGTATGAAGAGATTCCAAAAGGGCTTAGAAGCGAATACAAAAAAGAATGCAAATGCGGAAAAACTCATTTAATTCTTACTCAAAAAGATGATTTTCCAGAATATGACACTGAAGCCTATGTTCTTTGCAACTGTGGAGAATTCATTGAGTTTATTTTGCCAGTAAATTAATAAGCCGATAAGAAGGATATTGTGACTGTTCAAAGAAAGCGCTTCTATAGCGAACCATTTCTCTACTATCAACAATGCATAGTATGTAAAGAAACGTTTCGTCGATCCCAACAACATTATGATTTTGGATATTCTAAATGGAGAATGTGTAGCTGGATTTGTGTGATCAATGGGACAAGAGATCATGACTATAATTTGCATGAAAGGATGCAAGAAATCACTAATATATTCTGCGATACACAAGAAAAAAAAGATGAAAAAAGAATCAGCTAAGTAAAAAACCCCAGATAGTCCGTAAAACATAAATGGGATAACGGAGTAGAAAAGTCAACCTCAAAATAACTTTTACAATGAGATGGCATGGCTTAGGATTAAAAAACACTTAACCCCCTTCATTTATATCCATGGTTGTCAACTTCTGTCACATAAGTTCTTGAATTTCCCTGTGTAATGTAGTATATATTTTTTTAAACTACATGAAACTTAGGTATCTTAGTGCCCCGTCAAAAAAAACCGATCAACTGGGAAATAGTTCAAAAGAAAATGGAAGCTGGATGTTCTGCTAAAGAGATAGCAGGATCAATTCCTATTGATATCAGTAATTTCTATGACAGATTTAAAGAAGAATATGGAAGTGGATTTGCCGATATTGCCGACCAACTTCACAGCGGAGGGGATGCAAATATTAGGTTCACTCAGTACATGAAAGCTTTATCAGGAAATACCCATATGCTAACTCTTTTGGGCAGGGAAAGATTAGGTCAAGGAAAAGAACAAGAAAAGATATCTCCTTTCGAAGATTTGATAGCTATTCGACATGAAAATATGATGCTAAAAGCCGAGCTTGCAGGTTATAAGGAGCATGTCAATGGCGACAAGTCCGAAGCAGAATAAGAGTTTTGCTGAGGCAACTCATAGATTTAATATTTGGGTGGGAGCTGTTAGCTCAGGTAAAACTTATTCTAGCCTAGAGAGATTTATCTATGATCTGAAGCATGGCCCGAAAGGCGATGCTATGGTGATAGGAGTAAACAGAACATCAATACAACGTAACATTTTAACGCACTTATATAGGCAATTGGGGTTTCCATGTCCGACCGAGAAAGCACAAATGAGCAAACTATACGGGCGAGACGTCTGGTTTGTTGGTGCTCCCGATGTCTCAGCCGTTTCGACTATACAAGGGTCGACTTTAGCACTAGCGTATGTAGACGAAGCTACGAACTTGCCAGAACCATTTTGGAAAATGTTAGAGTCACGCCTACGTGTTCCTGGTGCAAAGCTCCTTGCGACTTGCAACCCAGAAGGTCCAGCACATTGGCTGAAAAAAGACTATATTGATAAACCAGGACTTGACCTAGTTCATTGGAACTTTAACTTAGAGGATAATCCAACATTAGATGCAGCATATAAACAACAGCTTAAAGCGTCATATACGGGTATGTGGTACAACCGCTACATCCTTGGTGAGTGGGCATTGGCTCATGGGGCGATCTATGATTGCTATGACACCGCCAATGAATACGAGAACCCATTTCCTACCCCAAATTATTATGTTGTTGGTGTGGACTATGGTACGACTAACGCAACAGCGGCGGTCTTATGTGCGGTTACGCCGAACAAATGGCCACAAATCCGAGTGGAAGCGGAATATTACTATGATTCGGCTAAGAAGGGAAGATCTAAAACAGATCAAGAATTGGTTAGGGACATCAAGGATTTTATCGGATATAAGAACGTTTCTGCTGTTTATGTTGATCCTGCGGCTGCCTCACTTAAAATCGCACTCAGACAAGCCGAACTACCTGTCTTGGATGCAAATAATGATGTCTTATTAGGCATTAAAATCTGCTCAAAGTTTATTGGCGGAAAAAATATAGTCATTCAGAAAGGATGCACCGTTCTAAGGGAACATCTTCAATCCTATGCCTGGGATTCTAAAGCAGCAGATAGGGGAGAGGATAAGCCAGTTAAGAAAGATGATCACATTTGTGATGCATTGAGATACGCGGTATGTTCCGCATTTCCCCAAGGTGAGTTTAGTCACCCTGATGAGAATATAAG